ACCCGTTGGATTCCTAACCACCTATTGCTAGACAACTGCCGAAGAGTGGAGTATGTATGAGAGTCAAGATGCAATGCGTCATTCGATATGACACACTAAGACAGTGCTGGGCAGTGCATGTAGGCATTAGCCTCGTTCACTTCGGCACTCTATTCAGTTGTGAAGAGTGGGCAAGGATGAATGCCATGCCTGTTCGTAACTCTGAGGAGCTGTACAGTATCAAGTACAACAACATGCCAACATGGGAGGGACTAGCATGAGCTACAAGATCACAAGCATGATCATTAATTTTGTGGACACACGAGACTTTGTAGATAACTTCGCAGTCAAGGCACTCACTGTGAAGGACATGGACAAAAAGAAGTGGTGCCGGGTGCAAGGTAATCAACTAAGGCTGGCTCTTAAAGACCCGGCACTGTCTAAGTTCTACAATGACGAGGGTTGGTACTACTTTGTTAATGATGATTTTGCAACGGAATGGAGAGAGCTATAGTATATACTAACAACTAAACAATGAGGTTCGTATGAATAAAATGCAAGCCATTATGAATTACTTAATTGAGGCGAAGAAGTATGAAGAAGAAGCCAGAGCAAACAACAAGTGGTGTGAAGTTTCAAGGCACACTCCTTCTATCCCTAGCAGCGGCTATGGTAATAGCAGGGGGAACGGCCATTGTCATGCAGTGGCAAGGCGTAGAGAGCGCCGACCTATTTCAACAGGAGAAAGTACAGAATGAAACAACTGAAGATACGGAGCAGCATCAGGCTGAGCCTGTACCTGCTGATAGCGGTGCTAGTAGTGTTGACAGCGGTACAGTACCTGCTCCCGTAGCCACGGAAGAAGAGTGGCTCATCCCTCCCGCTAAGGACACGGTAATGGCAGGGTGTGTGCTGTCTACCTATGATGATGGCGGGTTCATTGTGGTAGGTATACCAAAGGAAAACAAGTAGCCTAACTGAACAGCCTTGGTAGTATATACTAGGGCTGTTTGGCTAGGCCACTGCTAAAGAGCAAGTGGCAGCACTGAGGTAGTAACCATAGACCAACAGTACCTTCAGACCTATGCGGTCTGTTGCTATGCTATGAGGGTTGGTTGCTATTGCAGTCAAAGTTGTAGCGATGGGGTCAGTTACTATGACTAGTATATACTACTGGCTATAGTAACTGGCCTCATACGTTGCAGCATGGGTAGTGTGACAATCCTGTCGCTCTATCTTTTAACTAACGTAAGGAGGCCAATCATGGCTGCTCAAGTTAAAGCAATTGATACCTTTAAGGCTGCGTTCAGCGGTCTTATTGCAGTAGAGAATACCAAGAGGGGTCTTGGCAAGCAGTTCCACTCAGCAGTAATTGATCTGCTGAATGAGTATCCGGGTAACACCGGGAAAGAAATGGTAACACTGTTCCTAGAAACCTTGACGGAGGTGGAGAACACACTACGTAGTGAACTGATTGAGGCATTCGGTGCCGATGCAGAAGTAAAAGAGTTCATGCCCTCATGGGTTCAGTACCGTTCTGATTACAAGCGGGCTATTGAGTTGGTTGATCGGCGTGACCTGATCAAGTGTAGTGGTGTCGCTGATGTAAAGAAGAAGTTGAATGAAGTGCGTGAAGCGATCAAAGAGAAAGAGTCCGGTGGTACAAACACAGACACACCTGCTGAAAACGGTGGCGGTAAGGCAGGCGAAGCAAGTACAGGAGGGCTGGATCTGTCTAAGATCCCTGAAGGTGCCCGTAAGTACATCACGGATGCCCTCACCACCATGTCTCATCTAACCGAGGAGGATGCCACTGAAATTGCAGTGAATTTTAAGACAGCAGCCGTTGCTCGTATGAAGAATCTGGCCAAGGCCAAGAAGAAAATGGCTGTGACCACAGGTAATGAGGCTGACGCAGCAGTAAACCACTGATAACGTAGGCTTGTCGCTCTATCAGCTGCGTAACAGTCCTGTTAATACCTATAACCCTGTACTACCCTAGCGGGTAACAACTATGCCCCTTCCTGACGCTCTCAGAGCCTTACAGGGGCACTCCTGAGCCTAGTATGTATTGCTTGATGGTTGGTACGATTGTTTAATTCTGGCCAGAGCCAGCCATCCAGTAGTATATCCTATGTTTAGCAAGGTGGTAGCACCTATACTCCGGTCGTCCTACTCGACACATAAACTGTAGGCAGTAAGTCATAAGCTTGAGGTGAGCGTACAAGACACGCAATACTCAGGGAACATTGGGAATATAGCACATCGAAGGTTCGAGTCCTTCACTGAATCACCAGCACATTCTAATGCTGGCATGTATGTATGATTTAGATGTAGCTTCCAGTCACTGATGGCAGCCCCATCAAGGTGCTGGTAAAAAAGAAGTCCGTGTGACCTGACATATCAGTAGTTACTCTACTGTGTGCCGTGTTGATGCCAATGAAAAGCAATTCAATCATCACTATTTGATTGTCTATGTGTAATAAAGGTGCGCTACATACAATGGCTTATCACACGCTGTCGTTTGTGTAGAGGGTGAAGCGATGCATCCTCTTTACTATTGATTCATAAACAAACAACCAACAGTGTACTACCCGGAGTAAACATCATGGCTAAGAAAGGCAAGGGCAACAAGCCCACATCAGCGAGAGGACACCGTGAGGAGAGTACCTTACGCTGGAGATTAGAACAGAAGTTGGTACGAATAGGCCCGAAGGGGCGTACTCCTGTACCTATCAACACCTTTAGTAAGGACTGGTTGTCTAACCACCTACTACAAAGTGACACCTTGGCCCCGCCCATGGATCACTCTAAACCCCCGTCGATTAGCAACGTGGCTTCCTTCGCTGAACATAAAGCTAAGCGAGAGAAACCTGTAGTTAAACGACAGTCGCCGAAGACTCAACCGCAAGGCTGGCTACATAACAAAGCCTTGGCTATGAGTGAGTTCAAAGGCTGGTCACGCATCACTAAGGAAGTAGGGCGTAGCTCTGTTGCCTGTGAGTTGTGGACTAAGGAAGGCGGTACGCTGCACTCTCCTAGTCTTGACCTTCAACGTGAGTTGTCCAAAGCTGGGCATCTGAAAGAGAAGGCAGTGATCAACACTCCTAAGTATACGGAACATAAGGGCAAGTCTAAACCTCTTGATCCTAAGTTCTACATGCCTCCCATAGTAACAGGTACGGCAGGACTAGCACCATCAGGTCTACCTATCCGCTTGTTTACTGAAGGGAAATACAAACCCAAAGAGAATGCTGTAGTATATACTACTCCTGAATTTGTTGGCCCACCTACCCCTACAAGGGACTGGAGGATGGGTGCAATCAATGACAATCGCTATGATAATGCGGTGAGTGATTGGGTGCAGAAGACCAACGCCATGGTTCAGTGGTTCCTCACTCATGTTGAGGTACAGAACTGGCCAACCTATGTACATAACTTTGTGCATTGGAAGAAAGGTGGGCCTATCCCTAACACCGGAGCCATCAACGAGGCAGCCAGTCACCCTGAGACTGAGTTGATCTTGATCCGTGCCCTGCATGAAGGTCTTGAGAAGGACTGGTACATGCTGGACAAGGCGCTTGAGGATAATGTGCAAGAGATTGCCCTACTCAAGCAGGAATTGGCAACCGAGAAGCAACAAAATCGGTTGATGGAGTACGAACTTGCTCACTACACAGGTGACAAGCAGTCCGTTGCTGCAATCCAGCAAGAGAACACCGTCGGTAGCGCCAAGACCCCCGAAGATGCCGACCAAATGCTCACTCAGTACCGTATGTATAAAGCTTTTGCCCGTGTTGATGGGGAAGCTACTGCCTTTGCACGATTTGTTTGGAATGATCCAACACTCGGCAAGGTAATGGAAGATCAAGCAGACCTACGCTTCAATGAGCGTCAGTCTGAGCTGTATCATCGTAACTTTGTACGTTTCTTGCAAGACTTTGCATCATATCAGGTAGTAAATCAAGCTGAAATTGCACGACAACAGGCCCGTAAGGACTTGTTCAAGAATGGCCGACGCAAGTCTGCCGCTGTAGTAGACGTTGGTCGTGAAGCTGTGAGTTATGCAGCCATGTCCCGTAAGTCTAAGCCACAAACACTACGCAATAGTATATACTACAGCAGTCTCTATGAGCATCAATGCCGATGTCCTCTCGCCCTTAGTACGGTGAATGATCTTGCTGCTCATGTGATACTGTCTAGTATTCGGACTAACATCCCTGACAAGCACCCTAACACGGTGTCTAAGTACGTACAATGGTGGGAGAATCAGCTTCCCCACGCTGAACTGAAGTATGCAGTGACCTCGCAGCCAGTCAAGACCGCTGTGGTCAAGGGGTATAACAGGCTAATGGATACACTGAACACCGAGATCAATCCCTTTGAGCGTAAACGTAAGAAGGAATGGGTCAAGTCATTCAACCATGAACAGGAGGAACAACGTGAACGTCGCCTCGAAGCTAAGGCTAACGCCAAGCGTAAGAAAATCGAGCGTGATCAAGTTCGTAAGGCCATGCGTATCGCATACTAATCGTATATTTTCACCCAACATGAGTAATGCCAAGACCCCGACGCTGTGCTCATGGGTGAGCAACAACATCAATCACTATATCATGTGGCCACAAGGCCCATAACAAATAGGATATACTATGGAAACTTTTTTAATAATTTTTATCCCTGTTTTTCCCTTTGGGCTAGGCTTTCTAGCAGGTTACTTAGTCACAAAGGATTACTATGACATAGAAGACTAGCATGTAGCCCCTACACCGGTTATGGGGCTGCTTGTTATCTACTGGCACCATCTATTAGTTGCTGACTGGCCGTCAGCTGCCCGCTACAGCACTTGCTGCGTGTACCCTATGCCTTGGTATAGGTCTAGTAGAAAGCCTTGTGTACGTCCTTGTAGACCCCTTGTGTATCATTACAGCGTGGCTCTGTTGATCTCCAACATCAGCTGAGTGTGTAGGTTCAAGTCCTACCATAGTATACCTCGGGTACTGTGATGCAGGATGAGTCCGATGGATAGGTAGTAGGAGAGTTCAGTGTAGTATATACTATCAGCTTACGTACTGTTGTTAGTCCCTGTGCTACTGTGTATCCGCCCTGTTCTGATCAGGGTGTACCCTAGTGTGAGAGCTAGGCTGCCTCCATCCCTCATTGGTAGTGCCTGCCATGCTGTGTATCGTGGCGTTGTGGTATAGTCACCACGTTAAAAGCTTAGGACTATCCCCATCATATAGCCTCGCCGTGGCTAAAAGTACCGGCCTTGTTGAGTTCAATTCTCAGCCACCGTAATTGGTGCATGGTATTACATCAGTCATAGCTTAACTGGAGAAAGTCGGGTGACGAAACCCGTGGATACAGGTTCAAATCCTGTTGGCTGATGGTGTAATGATAAGAGAGTAACACAATGGGTAGCTGTAGGGGCAAATGAAATACCAGTGTCTCACCACCAACATATTCGGGAGTCTTTATGACTGAGTTCCGTAACATCCTCGCCGATGGCGACCTGATTAGGCAGCAACAACTGTCTCGTTGGTGGTTATTTGGCGACAAGAATTGGGCACCGTATCGTAACTTATCTCGTGAAGTGAGGAACCTTGAAGAACGTATGCACTCTGCTCACGCTGCTTACAAGGCAGCACAGGACATCTTTGTTGTGAGTCAGAAGAATGTCATGGATGATATTAACATGCTGCGGGCTTATAAAATGGGCAACTCTGAAGTCTCTTACGAGATACCTAGTGATGAGTCGATCATTGTTAGGCGAGATGGTGTCAAGTATGGCAGTAGTAACAACAACTCTGGTAAACAAAACAATCAGAGCAAGGGTAATGGAAACAATCAGCAGCACCAACAGAAATCTGGTGAGCAACAACAGCAGGGTAAGAAGCAGGAGAACAACCGCCAGCCTCGTACCTTGATGGACTTGCTGATGAATACCCGAGTTGTTCATTGACCAAGAATCCTGACTGATCACCGGGGTAGTAGCAGCAGGGGTGAAATCCTGTAAGCGAGCACTACCTAGCAGCCTCGGTGTCTGGTAAGTACACAGATAACAAAGTGCAAGCACACCGTGTAAGTTCTATTGACATAGCATATACTGAAAACATCAGCAGTGTTGACTCCAGTCTGACAAGTCTTTGGAAGTCTATCATTGGGGGCGTTACCCAACCGCTGAATCAAGGGCTAAGGTTCTTGACTAGCGTATGCAAGGGCATTGATGTGACCTGAGTAGTATATACTATATGTTGAATAACGTAGCAAGTGTGTCAAGGATGCGGTCAACTGTGGAAACTAATTGGAGAAGCTTGGCAAGTCTGCAAGTGTTGTCAACATAGGGTGTCTTACCACACATAACAGGGGAAAGTTATGAGCTATACCTGTTCGGTAGGGCACTCCTTGATGGCAATCCTGCTATCACATGGAGAAATCTATGATCCGTAGACTCAAGGCATGTTTAAAATGGCTGTTTGATTTCATCCTATTCATTATAGTGATCCTTCTATTCGCTGCGGTAATGGCAGCAGGGTTACTGTACATGCAAGAGGCTATGATGTCAGCTGTTGATGGTGCATGTTACACAAATCTTGCAGGTGAGTTCATCTGTAAGGTCAAGTAGCTACACTACAGCGGCTAGTATATACTACTGGCTGCTGTGTTGTGGTTACTGTCAGACGATGGTGCCCGATTGCCTCACCACTATGGGTGGTGTAAGGTTCTTTAGGTGTAACGCAAGTAATCCCTATACTGAAACTAAACTAACCGAAGGAGAAATACCATGGAAATTATCATGCTTATTATCTCCTTGATTGCGTTGGCCGTTGGCTTCACGATGAGTGTCCTATCCAAGCAGGAGTCCACCCCTGAACTTAATCTGGATAGTGTTTCAACATTCATCTATGATCTCGACGATCCCGATGTGCTCAAGGAGTTGTCGATATTAACTGATGTACGGAGACTTCTCTTACACCTCGAACTTACGGAGGGTATTGTAAGATTAGGCTAAGGTCACAGCTTAGGTAGTGCTGCCTGAGCAAGCTGTGGCCTACGAAATTCAGGCGACGAGTGTTGTATCCTATCAATTAACGGGAGAAACTTTATGGAATATCCAACTACTCAAGAAGCATTCGATGCTCTTGTCGCTGTACCTGCTACCATCGAGGTTCTTTATGACGACTTCGATAAGCTGGTAGCAAAACACATGCCCGACCTGCGAACTGTGGGTAAGACCGATGCTTTCTTTGACGATGTGCAAGAAGTTGCAGGTCGATTCGGTCTTGAGTTTACTCACCCTAAGTTTGCAAAAGGTTTGTCCCCGGTGACGACACGCCCCACTATCCACTGATCTAGTGGATTGCTAAGACCCCTACAGCTGCCCTTGCTATATGATGACAGTAGTATATACTATGCTGTCATCCATTATACAACACACCTACCCTGTTTGTGTACATTCTGAGCGTCCTGTTTACCTTTGCTAATTCAATTACAGCTTCAACAGGAGGCGCTTATGACTAAGAAAAAGTCAACAGATGATACCTATGATGAAAACTCTGAAGCATCCAAACGCTTTGGTGTTCGTCCTAAAGGAACCCGTGCCCAGCCAGTCAAGGGCCGGATGAATGTCACATACAAGAAAGAAGGAGCAAGTATGACCATGCTGAGTAAGTACCAGCTTGCTGTACTTGTGACTGATACTGTTGCAGGCTTGGCGTTCATCTACTACAACGTAGGTGATCCAACGTACCAAGCACACATGATGTGGGCCTTCGGTCTGTCTCATGTTATTGCAATGGTTCCAGTGTTCTTCAGCAAACGGGAGTAGAGACACATGCACATCTGGGGTTCCTTTGCATTACACCCTATGACATACCCTATAGCTGATCAGTTCGGCGCTTTAATAGGTATGTCCTGCCACTACATGCTGGCTATGTGTGGTGCTACGTTACAGCCAACAGTTGAGGACTTCAAGTTCCTCTTTGATAATCTTTAATGATTGTTAGGGACGCTCAGGACTGATGGTTAGGGACGGGTGCCCTCAATACTTATAGGATATACTACTGTGAGTATCGAAGGCACTCGTCGCCTAAACGTAGTACACTGTGTTGTAACCTTGGGGGAGGGGTATCACTACCTCTCCTCATTTTTTAAATCAACTGGAGAAACTTATGAACAAAGCAATGCTCAAAGAAATCACAGCTGTATGTGCTAAGTATCCTTACACATCCGGCACCTCGATGTTCCTCATGTTGTATGATGAGGCTGCGGAATCTTTCACAGGAACCTGTGTCTATGGTAAGCTGTTGAAAGAAGAATACGATGTACGTTCGGACATGTAACTATGGATTTCAATCAGCTCTACACAGCTCACTATAAGAATGTGTTAGGTACTGCACGATCCTACCTACGTAACCACGGAGATGCTGAAGATGCTGCACAGGATACGTTCCTCGAAGCTTATGAATCTATGGATACCTACGATAAGTCTTATGCTATCTCCACTTGGCTGAATCGTATCTGTGCTAACAAGTGCAGGGACAAGCTGAGAAGAAGGAAGCTTGAGGCAAAGAGTTTTGTCATTGTTAACGAAGGCAATGACCACCTGTTAGACAGTCAGGAAGATTACAGTTCTCCTGATAAGGTAATAGAAGCTGAGGAAAGAGGCTACGCCTTGATCAATACGTTTCTATCCATGCCTAACAACATCAGAGAAGCACTAACACTGCGCCTGATAGAACAGAAAAGCTACAAAGATATAGCTGAAGAAATGTCCACACCCCTTGGGACTGTCAAAACTTGGGTGCGGCGTGGCCGTTCACAGTTATCATAGTCTTATGGCCCCCACACAGGGGGCTATCCCCGTAGTACCCCCGCACTATAGATATGCCAATCATGCAACACCCTCCCTCTGTTTTTAAAACTATTTATATTTATTTCTATTTATTTTGAAACTTTTAACCCAGCTTTTCGTATGTAAAGATAAGGGCATAAAGAAGGAGTCAAAAGAATCTTGAAAAGATAAACTGATTAAGATAATGATACGACTCACAAGTAGTATATACTATCGTCTGACTGCCCCCTACCAAACATAGCCTCTGCTACAGGCAGGTTTTCCCTGCCTCCCTTGCAAGCTCACATCTAGTTATAACCCTGTCCAGCCAGCCTGTTCAGGGTTTTTTAGTCTCTATCCCTCCGAAACTTTACCCTCCCCTGTACGTATGTAACTATACACCCCTCCACTTACTGCCCACCTAATAGGATATACTATGAACAAGATAGTCGGGGACACTGGATGCCCTAGCTGTGTCGAGAAAGGAAATGATAAGACAAACAATCACCTTATGATGTTCGAGGATGGTGGTGCTTATTGTAACAGATGTGGGTACACAACCAACTGGAAAGAACAAGAGATTCCTGTCCGTGAGCGTAAGGAACTGAGCGATGACGAACTACGAGCAGTGCTTGAAGAATTTAAAGATTGCCCAACGAAACCTTATGCAGATAGAGGAATCTCTGAAGCTACTGTACAGCGCTATGGGTGCAGGGCTGGCGTACACCCAAGCGACAGAACTAAGATCGGAAACTATCTCATGCCTGTACTCTCTCGGGGAGATGGAGGAAAGCTTTTGCAGACTGGATACAAGGTTGGAATCCCTGTTGGCCAGCGTAAGCCAGACCTCCCCAAGTACTTCAACCGTGGTAGAGTAAGAGATGCTGTCCTGTTCGGTGAGGAGTTACTCCCTAACCAACCCTTCAAGAAACTCTTTATTACTGAAGCTCCTATGGATGCGCTGGCTCTGTATGAAGCAATTAAAGAGTCTAACAAGGGTTCCAAGTGGGCCGATCTGGAGCCTAATGTTGTTGCTCTGCCTCACGGTACTGGCTGTGCTGTAGATGTAATCAGTAAGTCAATGGACAAAGTTAAGGCAGCTGATGAAATTATCCTTGTGTTCGACAACGACAAGGCAGGCAACGATGCAGTAGCTAAGGTCAAGGGGTTGCTACCCAAGGTTAAGTCTATCCAACTACCCGATGGACTTGATTGTAATGACATGGTACTTGCAGGCAGAGGTACTGAGTTAGCTAAGATGGCTATGTGGGGTTCAGCTAATGTCAAGTTAGACAGTGTAGTTGACATATCTGACCTTGAGGATGAGGTAGTTAAGAAACCTACATGGGGTAAACCCTACCCTTGGCCTACCTTAACACAGCTGACATACGGTAAGCGTACCAAAGAGATCGTGGGTATCGCAGCTGGTGTAGGCATAGGCAAGTCAGACTTCAAGTATCAGATGATGGTCAAGGATATTGAAGACCCTGCTGTAAAGGTAGGGGTGTTCGACCTTGAGGCAACAGGTGGTAAGACAGGCAAGGCAGTGGTAGGTAAGATCAAACACCTCCTGTTACACAAGCCTGACGTTGAGTACGATGAGCAAGAGATACGTGGGGAGATACAGAAACTAAAGGGACGTATCAAAATCTATAAGCATGGTGGCTCCCGTCATTGGGAAGAGATAGGTAAGGCTATCAGGCACATGGTTGTAGTAGAGGGTTGCTCCGAGATTTACATGGACAACATGACCTCCCTTGTCTCTCATCTCAGCTCATCAGAAGCTAACGATGTACTCAACAACATCATGGGTGAGATAGCCTCGATGGTTGAGGAACTTGACTTCAACTTTACATACTTCGCACACCTCAACACCCCTAAGACTGGCCCCTCACATGAGCGTGGCGGTAAGGTACATGAAGGACAGCTGACTGGTAGTCGTGCCATGATCAAGTGGTCACACTACATCATAGGGCTTGAACGTAACAAAGACCCCGACCTCCCTGAGTATGAGCGTAACACGACAACTGTGGTGCTGCTGAAGGACAGAGAGTTCGGTAACGTAGGTAAGTTCCGTGTCTTCTATAACAAAGAGACAGGCGATCTAGTAGAGATGTTCTCATAACCTAATAGGATATACTATGTTTAGATTAGAAGACTTAAAGCACATGAGAGATGGCACCAACGCATCGGAGGAGCGCCTTCAGATGGACAGGAGCCAGTACCTACAAGGTAGGGAGGGCTACCCTACTGCCCCCGAGGATGGCCTCTCAGAGCGCGACAGAGGCTGTTACATGATGGGTTACAATGTTAGTGAGTGGGAGTATGCCCGTGGATGAACTCCACTCAGAAGACTTTCTAAGCTCGGCGCTGTCTCACCAAAGAGAACGGGCAACCATGTATGCTTCAGGCGCTGGAGAAAGAAGCATGGACACTATGGTGGAGATGTTCAATACTCTGTACGAGACATCCCTTACTGAAGAACAAGGGTGGGCATTCATGTGCCTCCTCAAGTTAGTGAGAACAACTAAGGGAGCCTTCCGTTCAGACAACTATGAAGACTTATCTTCCTATGCAGCCCTAATGGGGGAGTCTGCACAACATAGAGGTGATGTATGTCCTGTGAATACAACGATTGTGGATGGTGCTACGCTCCGTCCGACGCAGACACTAATGCCAGAGCAGGTGCTTGTGCCTTGCCAGACACATGCCCCAGCAACACCGGACTTGTACATGTGCCTATCGTGTGGCCAGACTTCGACCTCCCTCCAATAAATCTGGACGTGCTTCCATCAGCTTACAACTTCTATTCATCTGATACGTATGTACCTATGGATCAACTGGAGTTATTTAACGATGCCGATAATCAGAATAGCTGATACAGAGAGTGATGGGTTTACCGATGTAGCTACTCAAGTATGGTGCATGAGTAGCATAGACTATGAGGAGGACGCTGATGCCGTGGCTCATTTTGGCCCTGATGATATTGACAGAGCGTTGGTTCATCTACATGCTGCTGACGTTATCGTTGGGCATAACTTCATTGGCCATGATCTTCCTCTTCTAACGAAGCTGCACTCTTGGGAACCCAAGTCACATCAGATTGTAGTAGACACCTTGGTGTTCAGTCGTATGCTCAACCCTAAGCGACCAAGGCCAGTAGGATATACTGGTAAGGGTATGCACAGTGTTGAGGCATGGGGCTATAGGTTAGGCAGGGCTAAGCCTG